TAATGATGCTGGTGAGTTACTTGCTATAGGAAAATTAGCACAGCCCGTTAAAAAGCGAGATGATGTTGATATGAATTTTTTAATTCGAATCGACTTGGATAAAAATATAGTAAAAGGATAAGATGATTAAATTAAAATCATTATTAGAAATAGTTGATTCAGACTTAAAGCGTTTGCTTGATAAAATTAAACGCAAAGAATTTAAATATATTGGAGCTGGTGATAACGGTCGAGTTTATGAAATTGATGGAGAAGACCGTTGTTTCAAAATAACACAAGAACGCGATGAATTTGAGGTCGCACAGATAATTGTAGGTCGTTGGTCTGAATTTACAACGTTTATACCGGTATATTATGTTGATGAATCTACGTCAATGTTTATAATGGCAAATGCAGAACCGTTACCTAACACTATAAAATCCATGATAGATGATTTCATAGGAAAATTTGCTTCATATGCACGTTCAGAAGGCGGAGAAGTAACAATATTTGAATTTTTAGATAATGATGGAGCTAGAAGCACTAACCCAAAACTAGTTAATTTTTTACGAGCTTTGCAGCAAGATATTCAACGAACAAATGTTGAAGATTTAGACTTAGATTTAGATTTTAGTTCAGGAAATGTTATGATGTGGAACGGTAACATGGTATTAGTTGATTGGTAAATATTTATATAAAATGGAAATCAAATGAGTAGATTACTAGAAACATTAATACGAACTTTTTTATTTGAACAAGCTGAGACATTAGAGACTAAACCTAGAGCTGACGATAACGTTGCTCCTGCAGATATGAACCGATATCTTAAGATATTAAATACTAATGTCAACGATGTATCATTTGCTGACAAACAATGGTGGGCGTCAAATAATTATTCTAAACCTGTAGGAAGAGGAGGCAGCTTAGAAACTACAACTCTTACTACTAAACGTCGAGCTAGTAAACAATCTGTTAATAAATTACTTAGTAATCCATCAACATCGACGGATGCATTAAATGCTTATAAATTATTCGATCCTAGTGCAGCACCAGAAGCAGCCGGAGGATTTTCTGTAAAAATTAATTTTAAGAATGAACGCGAAAAATTGTCACTTGACGGACAACGACTTTTATTAAAATTGTCAGGTGTATTAGCTGGTAGTTCAACATTCGGCGTAATTAGTTCAAAAGCTACCGGTAAACATGTATATATTGTTAGTAATAACATTAAAGGAGATCGTAAACAATTATATAATGTATGGCTCATGGATAAAGCATGGATGGATGCTCATAATATGGATGAGATATTTAAAATTGCAGGAACTGATGTATATCCAATTGGCTCTAGTAAAATGATTCAGTGGTCTACAATCTCGGGTATTATTACATCAAACCCCGAAGTTAATAAATTTACACCAGAAGAAATTACAGCATTTGATAAAATTAATAATTCAGAGTCAGCAAAAGCAGCTGCTATTAAAGATATAGAAAATGATGCTGCAGAACGCAAAGAAGATCAGGAATATGCAGAAGCACAGAAAGCAGCTGATATAATGGGTCAAAAAACAATAACTGATCCTAATACCGGAAAAGTTGAAATAGTTCCAAAACCAGCTGAAGAATTACCTCAAGACAATAAAGTTGATCCATTGAATCCACCAATTGTGCCAGGCGAAGAGACTAAAGAAAAGCCTAAAGAACAAGAACCACTAGCAAAAAAATTAACAACTGGAACTAAAGTAAAAATTAATAAAGCAGATGGAACATTAATTGACTACTACTTATGGGATGGTGCGAAGATGGTACTTAAATCAAAATCATGGTCGGTAGATAGTTCTGATAATATAAAATACATAAAAAAATCAACCGTGGATGCATCTTTAAGTTTAATTGAATTAATCGGAAAGAATAATACAAAACAGCGTTATTACGTTAAAACTGCATTACTAAAAGTAAAATAACAAGTTACATGGCAAAGAATCATTATCATAGTTCAGGAAACTCTAAACGGGCAGCTGCACTTAAATACGGTTATAAATCTGGATTAGAACATACAGTTGCCGATCAGATAAAAAGTTTCGAATATCCTTTGAATTACGAGACAGAAACATTAAATTATATAGTACCAGAACGTAAAGCAAAGTATACACCTGACTTTGTTTTCACAAAAAAAGATGGCACTATAATGTACATAGAAACTAAAGGGCGATGGACTAGTATCGATCGCCTTAAAATGAAACATGTTTTAGCGTCAAATCCTGGCATAGATATTCGCATGGTATTTCAAGCTCCTACACAAAAAATTTCAAAAGGTAGTAAAACTACATATGAAGCTTATTCTTTAAAACTAGGAATTAAACACGTAGCTAAAAAAGATATTCCTGCAGAATGGTTCGCAGAATGTTTAAGAGAGGGCGAAGAACCTAAGACAATTAAAACTTTTTTTAAATAAAGGTTGGATTTCTGAAAAATATTTATTATATTCATGAATAATTAATGAAATTTATTTTATTAATTGATTATTTGAAATTCATTTTAATGATTTTTAAATGATCGTTATGACAGTAATGAAATGTATGTTCATAACTAATATTATTAATTATATATTATTAAATTGGATAAGAACTAGAAATTCATTATATTAATAATAATGAAGAATCTTAAGTTATTACAGTTACTAGAATCAGTATTAGGTAAAGGTAAATCTACCTCAGGTGATAATATCGCTTTCTTTTCTCCATTCGTATCTCACTACAAGCCAAAATTAGAAATTAATATCAATACCAATCACGCCGGAGAAAATACATGGCATTGTTGGATATCAGATAAAAAAGGTCGTAGTATTAATTCATTATTCAAACAATTGAATTTATCAAAAGATAAGTTCGAACAATTGGATAGAATTATAGAATCAACAAGATATCGAGGTACAACAACACAAGTAGAAAAAACTACTGTATTATCATTGCCAGAAGAATATCGTCCACTTTGGATTAAAAAACAAACTCCTGATTATCGTAATGCAATTCATTATTTAACAACGCGCGGAGTAACTGTGTTTGATATTATTAAATATCGAATTGGATATTGCGAAGCAGGAGAATATGCTGGCAAAATAATTATTCCTAGTTATGATTCTGCAGGACAATTAAACTATTTTGTTAGTAGAGCATTTTATAAGAATGACAAACAAAAACATAAAAATCCTAAAATATCAAAAGACATTATTGGATTTGAAATGTTTATCAATTGGGCACAACCAATAATACTTTGCGAAGGTTCATTCGATGCAATTTCAATTAAACGCAATGCTATTCCATTATTTGGAAAAATTATACAGCCGGCATTGCAAAAGAAAATTATACAAGAACGAGTACGAGACATTTATATTTGCTTAGATGCAGATGCTTTGAAAAATGCTGTTCAAATTGCTGAGCGGTTTATGGGAGAAGGATTAAATGTTTATTTCGTTGAATTAAAAAATGAAGACGCCTCAGAATTAGGCTTTGAAAAAATTACAAATATATTAGCAGATACCGACGTTTTAACTTTCGAAGGATTGATGCATTTAAAAATGGGAATGTTATGGACATAAAAAAGATTGATGTCGGCATTGATAAGATTGATAAAATTTATCATATTTCAGATATACATATTCGTACTTTAAAACGACATAAAGAATATCGAGAAGTATTTAAAAACATGTTTGACTATATTGCACGTACTAGCACTAAAAATAGTATTGCTGTAGTTACCGGCGATATTGTTCATAGCAAATTAGATATGTCTCCGGAGCTAGTTCAAATGCTTGTTGATTTCTTTAATGGTTTTGAAATACCTACAATTGTTATTCTAGGTAACCATGACATGAACTTAAATAATATGCATCGTATTGATGCGGTAAGTCCGGTATTAGATGTTATTCAAAATTCAATGATTACATTTATTAAAGATAATGGATTGTTTGAATTAGGTGGTATTGTTTGGAACCATATGGCTGTTGATGTTGCACCAACAGAATACATCATGGCTAATGATTTTGATGCTACATATAAAATTGCATTACATCACGGAGCTGTTAATACAGCTAAAACTGATATTGGATATCAAATTTCAAACGAGCATGTAACTACAGAATTATTCAAAGGACATGATTTAACATTGTTAGGAGATATTCATAAACCAGCACAATTTTTAGATGATGCAAAAACGATTGCATATCCGGGTTCATTGATCCAACAAAATCACGGAGAAGCATTAGACCATGGAATCTTAGTATGGGATGTTGAATCTAAAAGCGCTGAGTTTGTTGAAATAGAAAATGATTACGGTTATGTTACACTTGAAGTGCAAGACACTAAATTAATTAGTTCTCCGCATCGTATGCCAAACAAACCACGTGTTAGAATTAAATTCAATGACACGAGTGCAGCTGATATGAAAAAATTAATTGCTACTATTCGTAAAAACTATGATGTTCAAGATATTACTATTCAACGTAGCAATACAAACCCTGATACAAATGCTACATCATCATTTACAATCGGCAATGTTCGAGATGTAGAATATCAAAACACATTGATTACAGATTATATTGCAATTAATCATCCACAAGCAACTCCAGAAGAAACTGATGCTATTCGACATATCAATCGCACAATCAATTCAAAACTTCCTGCAGTAGAATCAGTTCGTCATATGACTTGGCATCCAATTCAATTTGAATTTGAAAACATGTTTTCATATGGGGAAGGTAATATTATTAATTTTGAAAATTTGCAAGATGTGTGTGGATTATTTGCAGCGAACACATCAGGTAAATCATCATTGTTAGATGCAATTACATACACTATATTTGACAAATGTAGCAAGACAGGTAAAGCTCATGAAGTTTTAAATAATAAACGTACATCATTTAAAGGTAAATTTACATTTGAAATGAATGGCACGAATTATACAATTGAACGTACGGGTATCAAACAAAAAAACGGACATGTTAAAGTATTAGTTGACTTTTATACTGATACAGAAAATTTAAACGGCGAAGAGCGAAGTGATACAAATAAATCAATTCGTCGTTATCTAGGTACATATGATGATTTTATTTTAACGGCATTTTCATTGCAAGC